AATTCTTGAATTAGGATCTCTAGCTGTTTTAGCTGAGGTTAATCTCTTTTTCATTCCTTTCATTCTTGCACAAAAGGACTTTCTACGCTTTGAAGCTTTAGAACCCTTTTTTAATTTAGAAGGTTTAGTCGTTACTGCGGTTTTTAATTTACTTCCTGGGTTTGCTCTTCTGTAAGACGCTACCCCTTTTTTGTTTAAACCGCCAGATGGACTTTTACCTTCTTTTCTTTGCCAAGCTGGTGTTGCCATTAGTCTAATTGTCTATAATTTCCACCCATTCCATACTTCATCTTCATTCCTTTAGCCGCTTTTTGCATAGACATACCATTTAGCATTTTACCACCGCCAGCGTAGTTCATCATTTTGTTTTTCATTTTCATTCCTCCTGGAGCTTTGTCAACTTTACCTCCATACATCATAAAGCCCATGTTGTTTCTAACATCTGTTGGTAATTTAGCTAGGCCTGGATTCTTTTTTTTGTCTACTGGCTTTAATTTTCCGCCTTTTTTCATCATTTGTTTTTTACCGCCTTTATTATAAGACATTTTCTTTTTTTTCATCATTTTTTTTAATTTTTAATTAATCGTGTTGTTTATAATATTTACCTCCTTTCTTATACCTGCTAACACGTCCTTTTTTGTTTTTTTCTCTTGCAGCCGCACGTTTTTCGCCAGCTGATAATTGTGACCAAGTTTTTGGTGTATCTTTTGATATTTTTTTAGTAGGCCTAAAGGTGTTTTCACCTTTACTATAGTCCTTTTCACCTGATGGTGTTCTCCAATCTTCTTTGAACCATCTTTTTAGGGCTAAACCTTTTTTTGTTTTACGTACAGCCATATTAATCGTGTTGTTTATATCTACCTCCACAATTATACTTCATTCCAGAGGCACCTTTCTTTTTACTTTTATTTCCCCAGTTGGCTGCACCAACTTTTCTACATTTAGCCATGGCTCCACTTCTGTATGCTGAAGTTTTTGGACCATACCTGGCTACTACTTTGTGATAACACGCATCTTTTGGCATAATTCTAATTTTTTAGTTCATTTCTTTAATTTCTTTTCTTCTTTCTAAGAAAGATAGTCCTTTGTTACCAACTATCTTCTGTCTCTCGCCTCTCCTATCTATTGCGTCCAGTAGTGACTGTCTTGTTTTTAATATTTTTTCCACACCTATCATAAGTTTTTGTAGCATTTCTGCGTTTTCTTCATCTAAGTGCATTTTATCTATAAGATTTGTAAACTGATTAATTTTATTATTAAAAGCTATTAATTGTTCATCTAGCGGGTCAAATTGTAACTCGTTATATTTATCTGCTGCAGCTTTTAAAGTTGCGTCATTCATTCCCTTCCAAGTATACGAATCGTATAAGTCTTTTGATACCGCTTTTACTCTTTCACCTTCACTATAGTGTCTATATGGGCTTTCGTAATCGTAAACTAACGCCACCCATTTTAAAGCTGTAGGTCCAAACTTTTCTTTTCTAATAAGAGCTAAAAATTCTGGAACAGCTGTAACACCATCATCATCTTTAAATACATCTCCTTTCTTATTTAATTTTAATAAATACATTACTGCTTATATTTTAATTTAATTTTTAATCTATACCTATTTTTTTCTGGTTTAGTTTTTGATTTGTTTAATATAGTTTCTATGTGGTAAAAAGGATTTAATTCCATAAACCATTTAGAACTAACAAGTCTAAATCTGTGTTTTTTTGCTCTTTTTTTTACAATCGGCTCTTCATTTATAAGATCTGCTAAGCTAGCATATATTTTTTCTAAAAAATAATAATCTCCTTCTACGTATATTTTTCCTATGTTTTCGTCTAATTCATTCATATTGTATATGGATTTAATTTACCTCCTTCATCAAAATTTTGAAAAAACTTGGACGGGTCCATATTGTATTGTCTTAAAAATTCTTCAAAAGGTAATATATTTTCTACTTCTGCTACTTGATATCCTTTTGGACCAATAAGTGTTCTTATGTCTTGTCCTAATGGCCCTTTTAAAAACATTTGTGTTCCTGTTCCTGGCATTATTCCTTCTAAAAATCTACTGGTTGGCATATTTTGAAATTGCAATCTTCCTCCTATATTTTCTACTGGGCCTAGACTCATATTGGCAAGCTGTCTTTCAAATTCAGTCCCACCTTTTAGTTTTGCGATAAATGGATTCGCGCCCCCATACCTGTCTATTAAATTTATGTTGGCTCCCCCGCCTAATATCCAATTAGGATCTGTTGTTGCGCTTATATGGTCAAATTGTGTATTTTTTTGTATATCTCCTAGCAGACCTGTTCTTCTTCCCACTGTACCAGTTGTTGGTATAGTTGTAGCGTATTTTGTAGCTAAAGCTTCAGTAGGAGCGTCTACAACTCTATACAAACTGCTTCCTTTGCCTCTTAATCCAGGCAACAACCCTAAAGTCGCTTCTGCTGCTAAGGTGCCGTAGTCTTGATTCTGTGCTGCGCTGTACAAATTAGAAGCGTAATTTGATAAAAGTATATTATCAAAAGCTGATCCAGAAGAAACGTTACCTAAAGTTCCTATGGATTGTCCTGTTCCTAATGTACCTGTAAAAAATGGTTGATTGTGAATAGATCTTTTAAAAGCTTCAAAAGGATGTCCTATTAGATTAATAGTTTTGTCTAAAAAACTAGGCTCTGGAGCTCCTTGCTCAAAGAAACGTTGTCCTGATGGAATATAAGAAGCTGGTATATCTCCTGTGTATGCATTAGGACTAACATATGTAGAGCTAACACTTTGATTCAAAAACGGATCGTTTAATTGAAATCTAGTATCAGTAGTTGGAAATGGAGAGCTTGTTTGTTGTGGAAAACCTAAAGACTCTAAATATTCAAGAGAATAAGGGCCTTGAGGCATTGTGTTTCCATATACAGTATACTCTGGTAACATTACATTTGCCATAACGTCCGAACCAAATTCACCGCCATTATCAAAAGCATTTACTATACCTTTTATTAAGGTATTGACTGGCACACCTGGTATAGGGGAGAAATTGTTCAATACAGTTTTAAGAGTAGTAGTATCTGGATTAAAAAGATTTCCTGAAGCGGGTGTATGTTTGTATGTACCGTACTGTGTAACCTCCGAAAAAGGCTCATTTAAGTACAAATCTAATAATCCTCGCTCAGCGCTATCTGGGCCATAATGCGTTTGATATTCATAATCATATGGATCAGTATAGTTTGTAGCATCTGGATATTCTAAATCTCTAATACCTCTAAAAACTCTTGAAGGTATGGTGATTAGTTTGTCTAACAAGCTTTGACTTACTTTTGGGTCTACATGCGCTAGTTCAGCAATTAATCTGTGCATATATTCTGCTTGTTGATCTTGATAATTTGTCTCTAAAGCTTCTCTATAGTAGTCCTCACCGCTAGGATAGACAAGTTCGCCAGCTTTATTTCTTCTTTCTGGATATGCAAAACCTCCTTCACTTTTTGTTTTGTGAACAATATCCAAAAGATAATTTTCTGGTCCCACCCCAGTAGGATATGGGCTAAAAGCAGATACAGGGGGTATATAGATGTCTCCACCGCTTAAATAATTACTTACTAAACCTCCTCGTGTTAACGCTTCAAACGGGTTTGGCATTGCATGAGCCCTAAAAAGTCCCTTTTCATCTACATAACTTAGATCCATTAAGGCTTTACTTATAGCATTTTGTTTGATTGGTTCATTGTATATATTTCCAACCCTTGATCCCTTTACCATGCTTAAGGCGTCTCTCCAATGTATTGTACCAGTAGTTTTGTCACTTGTCCTAAAAGGAGAAAACATTCCAAACTCTCCAGTGTAAGGATTTGTAAATATATCATAGACTTGTTTTTCTGCATCGCTTAACTGATCGTAAGATTGTGTTGATAAGGCCTCTATTCCTACTTCAGGCAACATTACCCCTTCAAACTCACCACCATTATCAAAATTTTTAGCTGCCTCACCTGCTTTTTTTCCTGCATCAAAACCAGATCGCATCATCTTTATCTGATCCATAAGTTGTTTAAAGAAGTTGAAAGGAGCTTCTACTTGCTCTGTCTTAGGTACTAAATTAGAATCGTTAGAGTCTGATATATGAGGAGCCATATTCTCTTTTAGTTCTTTTTCTTGACGCTCCTTTTCTGCCGCGATAGCGGCATCGCGCGAATCTTGACTTAAGTTAAACTTTGTAATATGACCTTCTACGTCATCTGTGCCACTCCAGTGATAATCTGCCCACCAAGTTGCCCTGTCTTTTGTTCCGTCCCATAGCTCGCTAAAATTTGATCTTGGATGATTTCTATGATACGCCAAGAAAAGCATTTTTTGTTGATCTGCTGTTAGCTTGCTTGCATCTACGCTTTTTTTACCAGCCCATATATCAGTTAACCATTGTGGTCTATCTATTCCTTCTGCTTCTAATATTTGAGCTAGATAATTAGAGGCCATATTCCCGCCAGCATCTTCATGTGACTCAAACATAAACAACCCCTTACCTGTTGCATCTTGAACCCACTTTCCGTCTTTCTTTCTCCATTGCTTGGCATCAGGTTTCATTCTTTGATCAGGCAGTCCTGGTGCTACAGGTCCTGTTTCATGATAAGCAATGTAATCCATAAGATCATAATAATCTTGCGGAGTACCTCCTTTATCTCTTATAATTATCTGGAGTAGTTCTTCAAGCGTTATTTCGTTTTCCATTAGAAACGTCCACCATTAGTAAAATTACGTTTTTTCATTCCTTGTTTAGCCTTCGGGTAGTTTTCTGGATTACGTTTTCTATGGTCATACCCTTTCTTTTTCATATCAAGATGGTCTTGTAATTTATTAGCCATATATCCTTTTCCTGTTTTTGGATCATACATCATATGCGGTTTAAAAGTGCCACCCTTTTTCATTTCTGCTGCACGTCTTTGTCCCATTGCTTGTCTATTTGCTAAATTTGCAACCAGACCGCTTAATTGATTTACCGCTATAGCTTCGTTTGCTTTTTGTCCGTAAAAACCTCCCATATTACCCCCCATGTTATAGTTAGGCATTTTCATACCTTGTGCAGCATAATCTAATTCTTCTTCTACATTAGGAGTAATAAATGGATTATCTTTTGGTGATACAAAATCACCCATTGCTTGCGCTTCTTGTTTTTT